TGCAGTATGGATTTGATGGTATAGCACCAAATAAAGTTCTAAACACTGGTAATGATATTACTGCTACTAATGTAATGGGATTTGATTGTAGTACATCAGCAGCTAGTGGTTCAGTTGCTTGGAAAAAAGCTGTAAATGCTGTTAGTAATCCTGATGAGATTGATATCAATATGGTAGCAACACCTGGATTAGTACATAGTTTACATCCAAACGTAACTAATCATATTATCAGTAAAGTAGAAGCTAGAGCTGATGCTTTCTATGTAATGGATGGTGCTGCTTGGGGTGATACAGTTGCTGCTGCTATTAGTAATGTCAAAACATTAGACACTAATTATGCTGCTACTTATTTTCCTTGGGTAAAGATAGATGATCCTAATACTGGTGAAGGTGTATGGGTTCCGCCATCGGTAGTAATACCTGGCGTAATTGCTTTCACAGATAGTGTAGCTCACGAATGGTTTGCTCCTGCTGGATTGAATCGTGGTGGGTTAGCTAGTGTTAGAATGGCTAAAAAGAAATTAACTCATACAGATAGAGATAGATTGTATGATGGTAGAGTCAATCCTATTGCTACATTTCCTGGACAAGGAGTTGTGGTATTTGGACAAAAGACACTACAAGCTAAACCATCTGCTTTAGACAGAATCAATGTACGAAGATTATTAATCAGATTGAAGAAGTTTATTGCTTCATCAAGTAGATTCTTAGTATTTGAACAAAACGATTCATCTACAAGAACTAGATTCCTAAATATTGTGAATCCGTTCTTAGAATCAGTTCAATCTAATAGTGGATTGAGTGCTTTCAAAGTAGTAATGGACGAAAGTAATAATACACCTGATGTAATTGACAGAAACCAATTGGTTGGACAGATATTTATCCAACCTACAAGAACTGCAGAGTTCATTGTATTGGATTTCTCAGTATTACCGACTGGTGCTGCATTTCCTGAATAATAAGGGGGTGTAAAAAAACTAAGGGGCTCAATTTAGAGCCCCTTTTTTTTGTCTAAAAAACTAAGAAAAAACTATGAAAGAAATCATTAAATGATTTGAACGATTTTTCAGTTTGGTTATATTTATATATGAAAGAATTAAACACTTATTAGGAGAACTGAAATGCCAGACTTAATCGATCCTTCAGAAATAATGTTCACTCCATTTGAACCTAAACTGAAAAACAGGTTCATTATGTACATTGAAGGCGTACCTGCTTATATTATAAAAAGTGGAAACAGACCACAAATAAATTTTGAAACTATTACTTTAGACCATATAAATGTTCAGAGGTATGTAAAAGGTAAAGGTACCTGGCAGACATTAGAAATAATGTTATTTGATCCAATAGTACCATCTGGTGCTCAAGCCGTTATGGAATGGGTTAGATTATCACATGAATCCGTAACAGGAAGAGATGGGTATTCAGATTTTTATAAAAAGGATATTACTTTCAATATGTTAGGTCCCGTAGGAGATAAAGTAGAAGAATGGACACTAAAAGGTGCTTTTATACAAAACGCAAACTTTGGTACTATCGATTGGTCTGTAAATGAACCATCTGATATCACATTGACACTACAATACGATTACGCTGTCCTACAATTCTAAGGAGTTATTATGAGTTTTTTAAGAGAAATGCTTTCGAGTGATGCGAAGATATCAAGTAAAAGATTTGTCGGTTTTATGGCTTTCTTTATGTTGATATGTAGTTGGGGTGCTGATACCTTTTCTGCATTCGAAGTAAAAGACAAAATATTAGAATGTTTTATGTACATTTCAGTAGTTGGACTTGGTGTTACAGCAGCTGAAAAGTTCGGTAAAAAATAGTTATAGTATAAATACAAATCATAGGAGTCAAATATGGCTGAAGTCAAATTCCCTACAGAAGTAGTGGATTTGCCGTCAAAAGGGTTACTTTATCCTGAGGACAGTTCTATATCAACTGGTAAAGTAGAAGTAAGGTATATGACGGCAAAAGATGAGGATATCCTCACATCGCCTAATCTAATAAAACAAGGAATAGTAATTGATAAGTTACTGGAAAGTCTTATAGTCGATAAAGATATAAAAGTAGAAAACTTACTATCCGGCGACAAAAACGCCATACTTATAATTGCTAGAATATTAGCATATGGTAAAGATTATGAGGTAGAGGTAGATGGTCAAAAAGTAAAAGTAGATTTAACTAAACTGAAAGATAAAATATTAGATGAGTCTATTGTAGGTGATCGTATAAATTCATTTGATTATGAACTGCCTGCTACTAAGAGAAAACTAAAATTTAAAATGCTTACTTCAAAAGATGAAAAAAGTATATCAGATGAGGCAGAAGCATTAGCTAAAATAAGTGGTGGTGTATCATACAATCTAACCACTAGAATGAAGCATCAAATTATATCAGTAGATGGTGTGACAGATAAGGCTGGTATAAACTCTTTTGTTGATAATGAATTACTATCAATTGATAGTATCGAACTACGAAAGTACATTGAGGACATTACTCCTGATGTTGATATGTCGTGGGAATATACAGACAACAACGGAGTAAGGAGGGATATATTGGTGCCAGTCACCGTTACGTTTCTTTGGCCTAACGCCAGAATCTAAGTCACAGATTCACGAACAAATATTTCAAATAGGTTTCAACTCTAAAGGGCTATTTTCCTTTACAGAGTTGTATGACATGCCCATATATTTACGGACATTTTATATGAAAAGGCTTATGAAGCATTATAAAGATCAAGAAAAAGAAATGGAAAAAGCCAGAGGTAAAAAGTTTTAGAACTTGATATTTATTATTGAATAGTTCCAACTTTATAAACTACGGAGAGAAGTATGAAAATTACTGAATATGGTCTATTAGACAAACTATATCAGAGGTGGAGAGATAATAAACTCAAAGGAGCTGCTAAAAAATTATTAGATAAAGATCCAGAGCTAAAAAAGTCATTTCAAAATATGAATAGTGCTAGTGAAAAAGCTATAGCCGCATTAGTAAAAAAATTCCCACATCTAAAAGATGAATTTGGTAAGTAATATATAAGATTATGGATCAAAAAGAATATAATAAAGCTAAAAGAGAAGCTGCTAAAATAGAAAAAAACGCTGTTGAAAAAGGCGTCAAAATGCGTGTAGCAACATACGAAAAGTTATTAAAATTAGAAAAAGAAATTGAAAAATACGAAAAGGGCAGATTAGATCGTGATAAAAAAATATTAGGGTTTAAACAAGCACAATATAAGACTGATGCAGATCAACTCAATCTAACACAGAAAATAGAAGGACTAAGTAAGTCTATGATTGGCTATATGTCTAAGTTGGCTGGAAGTGGAGATGATTTTTCTAAATCATTGAGTGCAGCGGCTAAATCTGGAGATGAAGCTGCTATAGGTGCTGGTAACGCTTTTGCTGATTTGTTAAATCAAGTAAATTCTGGTGAGTTAGGTGAAAGTGGAATACTATCAGCATTGGCTAATACAGACTTTGGTGTACACGAAGAAGAAGTTAAGAAGTTGGCTGACGCTATGGGAAAAACTCCAAAGATGCAAAAAATATTTGAAGTAAAAGCTAAAACATTTGCTGCTTTAGATAAAGCAGCTGGTGGGTTATTGACTACAATTAGAACAATGATGGCTAGTACGGGAATTGGTGCGCTTGTAGCAATACTTGGATATCTTGGTATGAAGCTATTTCAATTCGTTGCTGGTACAGTAAAAGCAACTAAGGAACTAAGACAAGACTTAGGTACTTCGACATTAGAATCAGGTAGATTAGCAGTCAACATGCAAGCGGCTGGTGCAGCTGCTAAACTTGCTGGTGGTAATTTTGAACAGGGAAAAGAAGCTGTTACTGGATTACTTGACGCATTCAGAGATACTCGAGTAGTAACATTGGGTACTTCTACTGCTATGGCTAAACTATTAGCTAATACAGGACTAACTGGTGCTGAAGCTGGTAGTTTACTAAAGACTATGGATTTAATGAATGATGCTTCTTTAGAAACAAATATTAATACATTATTAGCAAAAGACAATATGATTGAGGCTGGTTCATTACGAACAGCAAATGTTTTGAAAATGGTTGCTAATAATGCTAATTCTTTTGCTATGGCGGGAGCAAAAGGTGCTGATTCTATGATTAAGGCAGCTATGGCTAGTGAGAGAATGGGGGTTGCACTAAGTAAGTTTGATAGTTTAGCAGATAGTTTTATGGATATTGAAAAAACAATGATGAATCAAGCTAGACTAAATTCACTATTTCAAGGAGCTAATATAGATTTGAGTAGGGCGATGCAGTTATCAGATGCGAATGATTTAGAAGGACTACAATCAGAAATTGGTAATGTATTAGGTAAAATAGGAATAGAGAACATTCAGACTAGATCTCAACAACGGGCACTTGAAGATATTTTTCCTGGCTTTTCTTTTTCAGATATGCTGAAAATGAATTCAGGAGAGAGTGTTACAGACACAGTCAATGGAAGTGCTACTCCACCTGTTGCTAAAGATACTCTATCAGCTGCTAATAAATCAAATGAAATACTAACATCAAATCATACAGAACAGATGTTGCTTATGAACAAGATGCATGCTCAAAATGATGAACTTATAAAAGTAACAAAAAACATGGGAAAATAAAATGGGATTTGATCCAGAAATTAATGAGCAAAGAATACAAGATAAAATAGACTTGTGGAGAAAAGGTCAGCCTAACAGAACTAAAGTTTCAGCAGATAAGACAGGCGGTACTATAACTAATCCTATAGACAATCAAATAGAAAATGGAGTAGACTTCTTTGACGATAACACAAGCAGTCATACTGGATTTGTACCAAAAACAGATTTAGCATCTAGATATCATCAGATGAAAGGTGCTACTATCTCTTCTGCTTGGCCTGATGCTGCTAGAACGAATACTAAGACTAGAAGTGCTTATGGTGAAAATGGTGAGTACGGGGAACTTCCAAATGTAGGTATATCAAGCCAATCTCATATAATAGATGGTGACGTGGTAGTGGGCGTAAGAAATCATAATGGTTCTTACTATGCTGATCTAATTCCAATAGAAAATCGTAATAGTATGTATAGAAGAGAATCAAGTTACACTTTCAATCAATGGGGAACTATACCTACTGGAACAGAAAGTGAGATTATTTATCCACCATTTGATATTAGTACACAAACTACTTTATATGGAATACAAAATTTACAAGATGGTGGTCAGTGGACTATAGATACTCAGCCAGGTGGATTTAGTTTTGATAATCCAGTAGTTAATGCTAATGTTGACTTTATGATTACTCCAATTAGTGGTTATGTCAGTTATTTAAATAATAATAACAGCACAGATACACATAATGTTTTAGCTATTAGTTCACCGAACGCAGTTGCTAGTACTATGATGGGTACTACTGCTAAGTACCAAGGAAGTTCTAATTTAGGTCCTTTCATAAATACATTTGATAGTCAGTACATTGGTGCTACTGGAGAAAGTTCTACTTTGAGTCAATTATGGGATACTACGATTAGAACAAACTTACTTTCATATGGCTCGGAT